ATGATTAGTCCAGCGATTACAGCAATAGTGATTGCCGTCCTTGCCGCGCTTGCCTTCGGTGGCGGGTTCGCACTTAGCGACTGGCGAACGGCAGCACAGATACAGCGGCTTAATACCAACAATGCAATGTTATCGGCGGCAAATGATAGATGCGCTACTGATATTCAGTCCGTACGCATGGCGCTGGAGGCACTGACAGTAGCCACCGCTAAAAGAGAAAAAGATGCGATCAAGGCGATGCGCGGAGCCGCAATCGCTGCGGCGACACATACCGGCAACGCAAAAAAAATACGCTCTCTTCGGCCAGTTCCGGCAGCGACACCTGGCAAACAATGCGAGATGATAAATACGGAACAAATACAGTATGTGCAAAGCCGCCAACGCCATGACTTATCACATTAGCCTCGTGGCGATGCCATTATTTGCATTAATGGTGAGTGGTTGCGCAGGCAAACCTGTCATTCAGACACAGGTGGTCGAAAAGCCGGTTGCCGTTTTATGCCAGGTTGAAACACCGGCAGAGTGCAAATCAGCTTACGCGGTTGATCGCATATCCGCAAAGGATGACTCCTTGACTATTAATCGTGCGCTGCGTGCCGAAATAGAAGAACGCTGGGCATGCGAGATTAAATTGCTTGCGGCGGTAAAGGGGTGCAACAGTCTGCCGCTAAAAGAATCAGATCATGAATGAGCATAGACTCCGGAAAAAAGCGAAGGAACCGATAAACGCGGCCCCAAACGGCAAAAGAGGGGCTCCGACCATAAAAACCCGTGAACTGGTGGACGCAATCTGTACCGGTATTTCGCTGGGAAAATCGGCACGGGCGATGTGTGTGGAGACTGGCATCAGTCAACGGGTCTTATGGAACTGGCTGGCGAGCGATGCGGCGCTCATGCAGCAATACCTGCGTGCGAAGGAGCTTTGCGTGGATGCCTATGCCGAAGAAATCATAGAAATTTCGGATGACGGGTCAAAAGATACCTATACCGACGAGAAGGGAAAAGAAGTGATGAACCGCGAGGTTATCGCACGCTCCCAGCTGCGTATCGACGCACGCAAGTGGTATGCGGCGAGGCTCGCGCCCAAGAAATACGGCGACAAATTGCTGAATACGCGAGAAGACGGCGATACGGGCAAGCCGATTGTGCATAAGGTCGAAGTAGCCTTTGTCGCAATGCTTGCCGCCGGCAAGTAGCCAGGTATTGGGTCTCATGATTCCTGACTATTCGATAGCGGCATGACCGCGCACAGGGCGGAATTTCCTGAAAAACTCCGATTTCTGTTCGAAGCGGCAAGGTACAAGATTTTATATGGCGGCCGTGGCGGCGCAAAGTCATGGAGTGTGGCCAGGGCATTGCTGATACAAGCCGCCGCCGCACCGCTGCGCATACTCTGCGCACGTGAGTTTCAGAATTCAATCACCGAGTCGGTGCATCACTTGTTGCAGTCCCAGATTGTTGAAATCGGCCTGGAATCATTTTACGAGGTGCAGAACAACATCATTCTGGGTAGAAACGGCTCCGAATTCCTGTTTGCCGGGTTGCGTAACAACATCACCCGGATAAAGTCGTTCGAGGGCATTGACCGGGTCTGGGTGGAAGAAGCTCAGGCGGTAAGCAAGCCAAGCTGGGACACGCTTGTTCCCACTGTCCGCAAGCAAGGTTCGGAAATCTGGGTGACCTACAACCCGGAGCTGGAGACCGACGAAACGCATCAGCGGTTTGTTATCAATCCGCCGGCGGGAGCGGTTGTTGTAAAGATTAACTGGAATGACAATCCGTGGTTTCCGGATACGTTGCTGCGCGAGAAGGACGACTTGAAAATCAGGGATCCCGACGCGTACTTGAATGTCTGGGAGGGTCATTGCCGTGTGACGCTGGACGGTGCGATTTACGCCAGGGAGTTGAGGCTGGCCCAGGAAGAAGGCCGTATCAGGCATGTACCTTACGACGCCGCAAAACCGGTGCATACGTTCTTCGATCTGGGCTGGGCGGACAACACCAGCATATGGTTTGCGCAAACTGTCGGCGGCGAACTCAGATTAATCGATTATTACAGCAACAATCAGATGCCAATACAACATTACATCAATGTGCTGCAGGATAGGGGATATTTATATGGCATGGATTGGCTGCCGCACGATGCCAGGGCCAAAACGCTGGCCACGGGTCGAAGCGTGGAGGAAATCATGATCGCGGCCGGGCGCAAGGTGAGGATAGTGCCGAATCTTTCGATTTCCGATGGCATCAATGCCGCCAGAACGATATTCAACCGTTGTTATTTCGATGAAGCGAAGTGTGCGGAAGGACTGCAGAGCCTGCGGCATTACCGGTTCGATGTCGATCCGGCCACAAGGCAGCTCAGTGGCAGGCCGCTGCACGATCACCATAGCCATGCCGCGGACGCATTCCGCTACTTTGCCGTGTCCACCGAAGACGACAAGCCGGCCGGTAGTGCGCGCGGCATCAGCATGAAAGGCTGGCGCGCATGATCCTGGATACCGGCAGGGTGGACACAGTGGATATGGCGGACATAGCGTCAGACATATCAGTCGAGGCATACAGCGGGATCTGCCGGGATATTCGCAATCAGCCGAAGTGGCGTCTGGATTCGGATACGGATTGCGATTATTACGACGGCGCGCAGACCAGCGTCGAGGTAATCCGGCGCCTGAAAGAGGCGGGTATTCCACCGCAGGATTCGAATCTGATCAAGCCGACCATCAATGCCGTGCTGGGGATCGAGGCGCGCAGCCGCACGGATTACAAGATCACGTCCGACGATGAGCAGCAGGCCGAGATTGCCGAGGGGCTCTCTGCGAAAATCAAGGAGGTCGAAGCGGAATCCAGGGCGGACAGGGCAATGTCTGACGCTTATTCCAGCATGATCCGGGCAGGAGTCGGATGGGTTGAGGTCTCACGCGAATTCGATCCGCTCAGGTATCCGTACCGGGTGCGGGAGATTCATCGCAACGAAATCTGGTGGGACTGGACGTCGAAGGAGCCGGATCTATCGGACGCGCGTTATTTACGACGCGATAAGTGGGTTGACCGTGCGCAGGCTGCGAGGATGTTTCCGGAACAGCAGGCGCTTATCGGTAATAGCTGGAACGGCTGGAATAATCTGGACGTATACGATGGTGCCGATACGGGCATGGCCAGAGCATACGAAATCGAGCAGGCATGGGGCCAGACGTGGGGACATAGCCAGGAGGATTACCTCAACCGCAACTCGGGCATGGTACGTTTATCCGAGCTGTGGTACCGGCATTTCGAGGATGCCTACGTTCTGGTATTGCCCGACGGCAAGGCGATTGAATACCGCGAAGATAATCCCTACCATGAGGCAGCACTCAGCGCTGGCCTGGTGCACGTTCAGAGATCCATGCTGCCGAGAATGCGCGTGGCAATCTGGCTGGGACCGCACAAATTAATGGATGTACCCAGCCCGCTGCCGCATCGTGATTTTCCCTATGTCCCGTTCTGGTGCTTCCGCAAGGACCGCAGCCGGGTACCGTATGGATTGATCCGCGATATGCGGGGGCCGCAGGATCAGATCCTCGATCTGGATATTTTGCTGTATGAAGTCCTGAATTCGGTAAAAGTCGAGGTGGATAACGATGCGCTCGATTTGAGCCAGAATACCTATCAGGAGGTTGCGCACAACATCAGCAGCCTGCGCTCGATGACCGTTCTGAATGCCCAGCGCAGGAATGCGGGCGGATTCAAGGTGACGCGCGAGCATGCGCTGGCCGCGCAGGTGTTCCAACTGGTGGAAGAGCGCAAGCACAGGATTGAAGCGGTGAGCGGCGTGTACCGGGCAATGCTCGGCGCATCGACGCAGGCCGCGAGCGGTGTTGCCATCAACAATCTGGTGGAGCAGGGCTCCACCGTACTGGCGGAACCCAACGATAATTTCCGCTATGCCCGGCGGCTGGTGGGACAACAGCTTCTGGCATTCATCAAGTACGACTTACTGGGCAGGCAGACGGCCATAGCGGTGAAGCGGGGCAACAAACAGAGGACGGTTTATTTCAACCGCGAAGTCATGACCCATTCCGGCCCTGTGATCGAGAACGATATCGAGACCGCCCAGGTCAGGGTCGTGCTGGAAGACATACCGGCTACGCCGAGTTTCAGGGCACAGCAGCTGCAAGCTTTCACCCAGATCGTGCAGGCGGCACCGCCTGCATACCAGGCCGTGCTGTATCCGGCCATGCTGGAACTGTCCGATGTGCCGAACCGGCATGAGCTGGCTGATCAGTTACGCAGGGCGGGTGGTGTAGTTGAAGAGGACCAGCAAGCACCCGTCATGCGCCAACCATTCCAGGCTGCCACGCAGCAATAGCCCCAAGTGATGACTCAGGCGGTAAAGAGTCATCCGAATGCCGATCTAAATATGAATAACCTTATATTAAACATGAAGATATTTAATAATGTTAAATGATTATCTTATGATCAGGAAGAGAAGGGATTTTCATGCGGCGCTACTGGATACCGATATAAAGGGCTCTGTGGCGGAAGAGATTATCAATTGATACGGATTCCGCGGGCCTGCTCAAGATAGCAAGCCGGAGAATCAAACGCGCCCATCCTATATCCAGCCTATACCAGCCGCTTTCGAGCGGCTTTTTCGTTCCCGGACTGCCAGACTCAGTTATCCGGATTTCCGGATAACTCAAGCGCGCTTACGGCAATACCGAAGTTTTATCAACCCGCTCATACCCGGGCGGCCCGCTCACTGGGTTAAGCAGTAGGAGAAAACGGCGATGGAAGTAGATCAGCTTACGGATGAACAAATTGCAAATCTGACGCCGGAACAGATCGAGATGCTGGAGAGCGACCCGGACCGTCTCTCAGAAATTCTGGACAATCAGAAGGAGGAGGAAAAAACCAGGGCAAAAGACGAGCCCGGACAGGAGGAGAAGCGGGACGCGCTCAATGACTCGACCAGTGGCGTGCTGTCCGCCGTGGGGGAGGATATGCCGGTCGTTCTGAACAAGAGCGGCAAAGGCGTGATCCCTTATGAGAAGCACAAGGAACTGCGGGTGGAGAACTCGGCGCTACGCGAACAGTTACAGGCCGCACGGCTGGAAAGCAATAAAGCGGCTGAAAAACTGGAGGCGCTTCTGCAGCAAAAGGAGAACGCAACCGGTGCCGGCATCACCTTGGCCGATAAAGCCATCGACGCGCACCTGGAGCGTATCAAGGAAGACATGCCCGAGCTGTACCAGGTGGTTAGCGCTGTTCTTGAAGGAAGCCGCAGGCAAGGCGAAAAGCTTGAAAAAACACTTGCGGAACTGAAACGCGAAAAGGAGGAATCCGATCGTACGAGACAGCTCCGCATTGAAGAGCAGGTAGCCGAGGCCAAGGACAATAACTCTGATCTGGTGTACTGGGAAAGCAACGATCCGCAAGCGTGGGATGAAGCCATCAAACAGGATGAGATTCTGAGAACGAGCGGCAAGTGGGCTGCAAAACCTTATTCCGAAAGATTTGAGGAAGTTGTCCGGCGTGTCAGGGCGATTATGCCAGAAGCTTCATTACCAAAGAAACAAACCGATCCCGAGCAAACAAAAGCCGAAGCAAAAGCAAAGCTTGAGCGCGCGCCGGCCAGGAAACCCACAACCCTATCGGATATTCAAGGAGGCGCAAACCCCGCTTCCGAGCGTGAGCAACTCGAGAACCTGAGTCCGCATGAACTGGCCAGGCAATTGATGAAGATGCCCTCGCAACAGGCGGCAGCCTTGAGATCCGAACTTGACTAAGGATATATGAAATGGCTGAAACTAATGTAGCAAGCGGCAGCTCGATTGCGGTGAAACATTATAGCGCCGCACTTTTTGCCAATACCCTGAAGGGCGCATCGGCGATGGAGAATCTGGCTGGGCCGGTGGAACCATCCGCCGCGATGGAGAAGATCGCCGGGCAGACGCAACCGGGCATGCCGATCGTCAGGATCGACAATCTGATGAAAAATGCCGGTGATATCGTTACGCTCGATCTGGTCGATACCGTCAGCGGAGAACCGTTGATGGGAGATATCAATCGCGAAGGCAAGGGCGACACGCTGTCATTTTCTTCGATGGAAATCAAGATCGATCTGGCGAGCAAGGTGATCGATGCGGGCGGCAGCATGTCGCAGCAACGCACCAAGCATAACCTGCGTGAGATCGCGCTGGCGCAGCTATCCGGTTATTTCCCGCGCTTCGATACGCAGGAATCGCTGGTGCATCTGGCGGGCTCGCGCGGGTCGCAGATCGGCACGGATTGGGCGATACCGCTCCAGAGCAGCGCCAATTTCGCTTCGGTTATGGTAAACCCGGTCAAGGCACCGACCTATAACCGGCATTTCGTGGTGAACGGCGCCAATCTCACCGCCGGTGGGCAGCAATTGGGGTCCATCGTTTCCACCGATCAATTCAAATTGATGCATCTGGACAATCTGCGCAAGCGGTTGGACGACATGGACCAGCCCTTGCAGTCAGTAAAGCTTGCCGGCGACCGGGCTGCACAGACGTCGAAAATGTGGGTATTTCTCGCCACGCCGAACCAGTATTCGATATTGCTGGCCGAAGGCTCTCTGCGGGCATTCCAGCAGAATGCCGTGAATCGCGCCGCCTATCTGGATACCCGCCATCCGTTGTTTGCCGGTGAGGCCGGCATGTGGAACGGTATTCTGGTAATAAAAAACGAGCGGGCCATTCGTTTTCTGCCCGGCGAAAACACAAAAGTCGTCACCGCCGCCAATGCGGCGACCGCAGCCGAAACCGACCAGGCCATCAACGCCTCGCTGAGCGCCGGTTATGCCGTCGAGCGCGGCCTTTTGCTGGGTGCGCAAGCACTTGGGGTGGCTTACGGCAAAACAGGGGTCAGCGGCATGCAGTTCGGCTGGAAGGAACACTGGTACAACTTTGAGAGCAATCTGGAGGTCATGGGTGAGCGGGTATGCGGCAAGGGCAAAGTACGCCTGTCGATCAATGATGGTACCGGCACGAAGGTACCGACCGACTTCGGCGTAATTGCGGTCGATTCCGTCGTTTCTCTTTAATCCCGCAGCTTTTTAATCCAGGACAGATAAACGGAGTCTTTTCAACGCTCCGCTGCCTTCACGTCCATTCATTCTCAAGGAGTTTTTTACCATGGCTACTTTCAATGCACCGGATTTGTATAGCAAATCGCGTCACATGGGGGGATATGGCAATACGACCGTCGTTTATGGCTCGGTGACACCGACCGCTGGCGCCGTGGGTGACATCTACCGTTCCGTCATCATTCCAGCCGGCACGGATGTGACTGACGTTGACATCGTCAATGATGATCTCGATACGAATGTTTCCCCAACTATCGCCTGCAAGGTAGGCTATGCGCCGCTCAATGCGGCGGATGGACCTGCAGCCGTCGATGACTATTTTGCCGCGGCAGGAAAAACCTTTCTCAATACAGCCGGGCGTACTTCATTGGCATTTCAGCCAGTCAAGTTCGAGAAACCGGTATTTCTAACCATCACGCTTTCGGCGGCAGCGGCAACATTCGCAGCCGGCAAGGTAACCGCAATCGTCAAGGGTGATGCGGCAGGAATCAAGTAAGTCGGATCATCGCAAACAATACCAGGTGGCGTCTATGCAAAAGCAGAAAAGAGGCTGCCTGGTACGTCTAAGGAGGCGAAATGCCACTGGTAAGGTATATCGGAACGGTTCGTAAGGTGGATTCCATACCCGGGTCGCTGATGAGCTGGGAACCGGGCCAAACGCGGAATATGACCCTTGGAGACGCGGAAAGACTGCTGGCATATCCGGACTCCTGGGTAGTGGCGGCCTCTGACGTATGGCTAACCAAGGATTCATTCGGCGACATCGGTGGATTGGTGGGAAACGCCGGCGATACCTACCCGATAATCTCGCGCTCGATCGAAGTATTGTCCAGTACGGCGGTTGCGGCACCATGCACTTCAGCCGGTATCAATGAGGTACTCGCATCATTTCCCATTCCAGCCAGAACGCTGGGGGTTAACAGTATCCTGCAGATTGAACCGCTATGGACATTCACCAGCAGCGCGAACAACAAGTTTTTGAGAATTGCCATAGCTGGGACCGTGCTGTTTAACGTGACGCGCACAACCGCCATGGCGGAGGCCCCGTTGTGGGTAATGATAAACCGGAATTCCCTGAATTCGCAGATTCTTCCGTACTCTGCAAATTCTGGTTATTTCGCTGCCGGAGCAGGTTTTCCAGCAGTTGCAACAATCGATTTCTCCCTGACCAACACTGTCGAACTCATCGGGCAGAGGGCGAGTAGCGGGGATAGTTTGGTGTTGGAGTACTACCGGGCTCTGCATTTCCTGGGAGACTGAGCAGGTTAGCCGTCTATATGCAATTCAGTTAAGGACGGCAGCTTATTATTCGTTGTTAAATTCTTTTATAGGAATAAAAATTATGGCCACATATTACGTAGATCCGACTGCTCCATGCAATGGCACGGGTGTTTTCGCCCTACCTTTCAATAGCTGGAGCAGTGCCTGGAACGCGGCAGGTGCGGGTAGCAGCGATGTGCTTTTACAAAAACAGGGCACGACTTTTACCGGCACCGTCGGATGCAGTAAAAATGGCGCAAACGCCGACGCTCCAATTGTTGTTGGCGTTTATAACGCCATTACCGGAGAACGTGTCGTGGGGGTAAGAGGGGCAGCGAAGATCAATGGCAATGGCGGTAGCATCGGCATCAGCCTGCAAAATTGCTACAACATACTGATAGATGGCTTCGAGATTTACAATTGTCAGAACTATGGGGTTTACGAAGGACATCCCACGGGAACCCTGGATCAAAAGGCCGACTATGTGACCGCTATCCAGTTCAGGAATTTATATGTGCATCATATATTTGCATATGATCTGGCCGCAATCTGGATCCAGGGTTCAGGCGTTAAATACAACAATATTCTGATCGAGGATTGTGCCGGTGATGGCATATGCCATGCCGGCAGCGCCATCGGCGAAGACATCACTATCCGGAGGATCAACGATACCGCAGGAGGTCTGGGTGATTGCATATCGCATCAATATTGCAGATCCAATTCCGTATGGCGCAGATGTTCGCTTGATCATTCCAATAATACCCAGAAGCAGCCCATGGTGCTCGGAACTGGCGTTCTGATTACTGCGAGCGACATTGTTGTTGAAGACTGCGAATTTATTGGCAGTGCGGAAGGGGCTGGGCTGGTATCGGTAAATTTTGTAACCGGGGTTACGATCCGCAGGAATAAATTCACCGGGAACAAGGGGGTCTATGTTCTGGGAGTCACCAGTTCTGCCGATATCGACAGCAATATCATTATCGGACAGGGTGGAAATACCATTGGCATTGGTTGCACATTAGGGGCAACGGTCAATGCACGGCATAACACTATTATCGGCCATCAAAGGGGCATAGAGCTTACCGGGACTAACAACATGGCGAAAAATAACATCGTCTACTCTACCGGTCCTTCGCCGATTATCGCGTATACCAAAGCAAATAATTATACCAATGTCGAGGGCGACCCCGCGCTCAATCTGTTCTACCGCCCGCAAACGCCCGCAGTGAAAGGGGCCGGTGTTTATCTTGGAGGAAAGGACTATTACGGTGGTGACTTTAGCAATCCCCCCAATATCGGAGCGGTGGATGAGCTATCGTTTGCCACGAAGTAATTGAACCCGCAATGGGGATAATCGGCTCCTCCCGGGGAATCCAACAATGACTGTCATATGATTTTTACGGGGAGTTCTTGCAAGATTTTGCTGGAACTCCTCCGTTTGCTCGATTTCTCGGGAAATCGGGTCAAGAAATCGAGGTCACTGGCGGTGTATTTCCTCAATTACAGAACCATACTGAATAATGGCTACATACTGTGTAGATCCCACAGCATCAACGAATGGTACGGGCAGCCTTGCCTCTCCGTTCAATACCTGGAGCAGCGCGTGGGCCGCTGCAGGCGCAGGCAGCAGCGATGTTCTTTTGCAAAAACAGGGTACTACTTTTACCGGGACCATCGGATGCAGCAGGAATGGCGCAAGCGCTACGGCGCCGATAATAATGGGCGTTTACCGTGCCCAGACAGGTGAGCGCATCACCGGCATTCAGGGTGCGGCAAGGGTCAATGGCAATGGGAATAGCATAGGCATTAACATGCAGGATCGCTATAACGTTCTGATGGATGGCTTCGAGGTTTACAACTGCCAGAATTATGGAATTTATGAGGGGCACTCCACCGGAACCGTCGATCAGAAAGCGGATTTTGTAACTGCTGTCCAGTTAAAGAATCTGTATATTCATCATATTTATGCGTATGACCTGGCTGCAATCTGGATTCAAGGGTCAGGCGTGAGATATAACAATATTCTGATTGAGGATTGCGCTGGCGATGGGATATGCCATGCCGGCAGTGTAACAGGCGAAGATATCGTAGTCAGAAGAATCAATAATACCAATGGAGGTCTGGGCGATTGCATCGCGCATCATTATTGCAGGTCTAATTCCCGCTGGCGCAGATGCCTGCTCGATCATTCAAATAATTCCCAGAAGCAGCCCATGGTGCTCGGAACAGGTGTTCTGATTCCTGCGAGCGATATTGTTGTCGAAGATTGCGAATTGATCGGCAATGCGGAAGGGGCGGGAGCGTTATCGGTGAATTTTGTGACTGGCGTCAAGATCCGCAGGAATAAGCTCATCGGGGATAAAGGCATCTATATCCTGGGTGCTACAAGTACCGCGGATATCGACAGCAATATTGTGATGGGGCAGGGTGGCAATACGATAGGGATAGGCTGCACATCGGGTGCGACGGTTAATGCAAGGCAGAATACGATCATGGCGCATCAGAGAGCCATAGAGCTTCTCGGTACCAAAAATGTGGCAATGAACAATCTCATACAGTCCGCTGGTTCCACCCCTGTCCTCGCGTATGCCAAAGCAACAAATTACACCCATCTTGACGGCAATGCGAAAGTCGACGCGCATTATCGACCGCAGACCGTAACCGTCAAAAGGACGGGAACTTATGTGGGAGGAAAGGATTTTTACGGAAAGCAGTTTTATAATCCGCCCAATATTGGCGCGGTGGATGATTTGTCGGTCACCAGGAAGTATCTGGCAATCACACAACGCTGAAAAGCGACCTTAATAGCAAACAGCAGTAATGAGGCGATCTTTAGATCGCTTTTTTTATGGAGCCTGATATGCCTCAAGTGAAATACGTAGGCGCCTGCGTTAAAAAAGACAGCATCAATAACGTTGGTTTGCACTGGGAACCGGGACAAGTCAGAAACGTAACCGCCGAGGTCGCCGAAAGGCTTTTAGCGTTTTCCGATACCTGGGCGCGGGAAAAGGAAGAGGCACCATGCGCGCTTAAAGTAGACGAACCAATCGGACTGGCGCCGGAGGAGAAATCGGTTGAAGAGCCGCTGCCGGTGGTTGATTTCCATGCCATGGACAAAAAAGCCATGGTCGAGTACGCCGCGCGTAATTACAACGAACGATTGGACAAACGCCAGAATGAAGGCGTTATCCGGCACAAGCTCATCGACCTGTTTGCCAGGCACCATCAGGTTGAATGGGGTGAATGATGGCCTTTACCTATCAGTCCGCCGTCGATCTCGCGCGAATTCCGCTCAACGATGCGGGTAAGGACCGGTATCCGGATGCCGCTTTATTATCGTTTGCCAATCACGGAATGCTGCAAATCTTCATGCGGCGCCCGGATCTGTTCGCAGGTCGATTTGACAACCCGCCCCACGGCGAACACTTGCTCACCGATGTATTCCCGCTCTCCGGCGAGTACGTGCAAATCCTGGCGGATTATGTCACGGCAAGAGCTGAGATGACTGACGATGAATACATTAACGCCGGGCGTGCGGCCATGTTCATGCAGCTCTTTGCCTCAGGGGCGGCAATATGAAGCCATGGAGTGATTTTTATGACCTGGTCATGCCGGGTCTGCCGGGTTGCCCGTTCGTGATGGTTGATAACGCCCTGCGTCAATCAGCCATGGTGTTTTGCGAACAATCGCTGGCCTGGCGGTTTAATCATCCCGATATCCCGGTAATAGCCGGAACAGCGGAGTACGCCTTCCTTCCACCGGCGGGCGCCGCCGTGCATTGCGTTACCCATGCGGTACTGAATGGAGAGGAAATCGAGACCCATGCGGGAGAATCCGGCATAACCGTCTGGAACTGGCGCAATCAGTCAGGTACGCCGCTCTATGTTCTGGGCGGTGCAACGGCGGCCACACTGGTGCCGATCCCCGATACGGCCGGAATCCTGACTATGGTGGTAGCCCTCAAACCATCCGCAAGCAGCACGGGAATCGACGATGCGTTATTCAATGAATTCCGGGAATCCATTATTCATGGCGCCTTGGCGCAGCTTATGCTTTCGCCTGAAAAGCCCTATACCAATGCGCAACTCGCCACCCACCACCAGCGGCAATTCGGCATCAGCACGGCGGCGGCGGGCATGCGCGTGGCCAGAAGCTACACGCGTGCTCCGCTGCGAACCACGATCATGGCCAGAAGATAAGTAAAACGGGGGATGGGAATGGGACTCAAGTTTTCAAATTTCGGCAAGGCGAAAGTCGGTTCCGCCCCAGATGGAACGGCAGGCTTGAACTTCACGGTGGAGGCGGGTAAAGGTATTTTCTTTCCGGTACTCGGTGCGGGCGATTATTTCTATGGAACCTTCAAGGATGCTTCCGGTAACCGGGAAATCGTGAAAATCGACATCCGCAGCATTGACAGCTTCACCATCGCCGCAGGCGGACGCGGACTGGACGGCACCACGGCCAGAACCTGGGCGGCAGGCGATTATTTTGTAGCGGGCATCACCCGCGCGGCGCTGGAAGAGTCATTATCCAATACCAACCTCATCGCCCTGGGCGGGCTTGCGTCATCCGCCGATACTCTGCCGTACTTTTCCGGTGCGGGCGCCGCCGCGCTGACCAGCCTGAGCGAGTTTGCCAGAACCTTGCTGGATGATACGGATGCGGTGGCGGCGCGTACGACGCTGGGGGCTGCCGCGGCTACGCTGATTCCATCCGGCACTGTCATGGCATTTTTTCAGGCTGCGGCACCCGTCGGCTGGACGCAGGTAACCACGCACCACAACAAGGCAATGCGGATCGTCGGCGGGACAGGGGGCGGATCGGGCGGATCGGTGGCGTTTACCAGCGCTTTCGCCTTGCAGCCGGTTACCGGTTCGAATAGTGCAACGACACTGACGGCGGCCCAAATACCCTGGCATACGCATGGACTGCCTGTGTATAACACTGCTGGCGCAGGGGCGAACCCTAGTGGGGGTAGCGGGGGGTCCGTACAGGGAACCCCATCGACAGATGGAGGTACCGGTGGCGGTGGTTCCCATAATCATGCATTCACGGGTACCGCCATTAACCTTGCTGTGCAATATATCGACATGATCCTAGCGAGCAAGAATTAATGGAGACCCGGATTGCCGATTGTCCGCTTGGGGCAAAGTGCGAGGAGATCAAGATCGAGGCGGGAAAACCCATGCTTTACCGCTGCCCCTGGTATGTGCAGGTACGCGGGGTCGATATGAATACCGGCGAGGAAACCGGCAACTGGGGCTGCGCCATTGCCTGGATGCCCGCGTTGATGATCAATACGGCCAACGAATCACGCAAGGGGGCGGCGGCCACCGAGTCATTCCGCAATGAAATGGTGAAGCGGAGCGCGCAGTCGCAACAGATGCAGGAGGCATTATTCGTGGCAACACAACAAAAGCTATTGCAAGGGGAGGGCAAGACATGCGAATAACGATCATTCGGGACGATGGCGTGGTCGGGGTGGATGGGTTGTTCCGGCAGGTCGATCTGTCCGCATTGCCGCCGGAAATTCGTGCGATACAGTGGAATGGAGAGAGCGGGCATATCGAGTACGACAATGCGGCAAACGCCTCTCTGGAAGCCATTACAGCTTTCCAGTGGATAGTTGATCGCTGGGCAGCAGCATCGCAGCCGTCTGTGCCGTCCACTACCCATCGCGGCAGAGATTAAAGACGCTTTTTAAACGATGTTCAACAAGGCCGCATATGCGGCCTTTTTTATTGGAGGTTCATGATGACCCAGTTCCAGCGCAAGCGTATCAAGGAAGAAATCGAGAAGCAAAATGCGGCGGTTGATGCGGGCGCGGACAGATTTCTCGACAAGCTGCGGGCTTCGAAGTGGACGGGCGCGATCCTGCTCGCCGTCGCTGCGGTAATAGTGATCGTAGTCTTGTGGGATCTGTTCTGACATGGCAAGCCAGGATCCTGACAGCGATCACAAACCCGAGCGGCGGCGCGGCCCATCCACCTCCACGCTATCCTTCGGCGGGATTATCGCAATAGCCAGTCTGCTTGCGTCCGGTGTGGCGACTTACAACGCGGTGCAGAATGATATCGCCAGTTTGAAACGCGGAGAACTGTATCAGGAGAGAACCAATGAGCGCCTCAGTGACGAGATCAAATCCGTGAGAGTCGAGCAGCGGGAAACGATGAAGGAGTTTAACGAAAAGCTCGATAGAATCATCGAGCAGTGGCCTCGCGGGAGAAAACAATGAGGTACCTCGTCGCTGTCCTGTTTCTGGCGTCCTGCACCATATTCACGCCTGCACCCATAGATGATCATGCTGTTGAACAGTCCACTCCCCCGGTGGCAAATCCCGTGAAAACCCCCGAGGCAAATCCCGAAGCATCGGAAAGCCGGGCCGAGGGGCGCAAGCTGAAACCCAGGCCGGTGGCGCCATCCACATCCGACGTCTCGCCCTGCGCGAATCTCGATGCCGGCGATTTGAAGGCGACCATAAAGGCGAAACTTGACTGCCTCCAGGAGAATGCCAAATGATTAATCCGTCTCCCACGCAGGTTCGTTCCACGATTGCGGTCATGGTACTGGCGGCGTCGACCCTCGTCGGGATCGCCTTGCATGAAGACTACAAGGACGAGGCCTATATCCCCGCACCCGGCGATGTGCCCACTATCGGCTTTGGAACGACCGCCGGTGTCAGGATGGGTGACAGAACCACGCCCACACGCTCGCTGGTGCGATTGCTCGACGAAGTCGAGGGCGTCTACGCAGCCGGGGTGAAAAAGTGCGTGACCGCGCCGCTGTATCAGCATGAGTATGAGGCGTATGTGTCGCTCGCCTATAACATCGGCGTCGGCACATTCTGCAAGAAGGCAAAGCCGGGGAAGCCGCCCAATCTGATTGATCTGATCAACGCCGGGAACTATGCGGAAGCCTGCAAGCGCATCGAGGCGTTCAAATACGGACCAGGCAGGAAAGTATTGCCGGGCCTGGTAAAAAGACGAGCGGAGGAACGAGCCATATGCGAGGGGAAAAAATCGCTCCAATCATTGGGTGGCATGAATTCCGAATCCAGTGGCTGACCGCTCATTTGAGCGGATTGCACTCCGCTGCGTCCAGTTGCCGGATTTAGGATAATGACCGCATTCAGAATCGCCGGGTTTTCCGGGCTTGTGCCAAGGCTGGCAAAGCAGTTGCTTGCGCCGAATCAGGCGCAGGTTGCGACGAACTGCAACCTGACATCCGGCGACCTGCGCCCAGGGAATGGCCCGCTGCATGTATTCTCGCCCGTCATCGGTAATGACATAAAGTCCATGTTTCGCATGGAGAAGGATGGTAACGAAAAATGGCTGGCATGGGATAAGGATGTGGATGTGGCGCGTTCCCCTGTTGCCGGCAATACCGCCAGACGGTTCTATTACACCGGCGACGGCGAGCCGCGTGCATCGGATTACGACATGGCGACCGTGGGTGCCGGGCCTTATCCGTCCGGTTGCTATGTGCTGGGGGTGACGCCCCCGGTTACCGCGGCGGCCGTGACACCTTCCGGCGGTGCGGGGGCCAGTGTTACCCGCTCCTACGTTTATACTTTCGTTACGCAATGGGGAGAAGAGTCTGCGCCATCTCCCCCTTCGATTGTCACAACCGGAAAGGTTGACGCTACCTGGGCGCTGACCGCCATGGATGCCGCGCCGCCGAATTCCGGTGCGGTATCAGCCGCGGTGAAGGATACGCCGTCGGCCGGATATGCCCAGGTGACGCTTGATTCAGTTTTTGGATTGCGCGCTGGTGAAACCGTCACGTTTGCGGCTGTGACCGGCATGACGGACCTCAACGCCACATTCATCCTCGTGAGCGTGGACCCCGCAACACGCAAGGTAGCCGTATCGCTCTCGACCACTCAAACTTTTATTGCAGGCGGCACCTGGGCACGCATGGCGCCACACAATACCATCGGGATGAACAAGCGGATTTACCGCACGCTGACGACCCCGGCGGGCACCGAGTACCACTACATTGCCACCCTCACTGCCATAACCTCGACATACAACGATACGACCTCCGATACCAATGCCGCACTGGGAGAAGTGCTTCCCTCCGCGTCCTGGGCCATGCCGCCAGCCGGCATGAAGGGCATTGTCATTCTGGCAAACGGGATTGCAGCCGGCTTCACCGGAAACGAGGTGCATTTTTCGGAACCGTTCAAGCCTTACGCATGGCCGGCCGCCTATCGTCAAACCTACGATCAGGACATCATTGCAATAGGGATCGCCGGCACGACCCTGGTAGGCATGACCCGGGGCAACCCTTTCACCATCACCGGCGTTGAGCCTATGACCATGGGCGGCGGTATGGAAAAGCTGGGCGTGGCGTGGCCGTGCATGGCAAAGCGCGGCATGGCGAGTTTCGCGTTCGGCGTAGGATACCCGGCGCCGCAAGGGCTGGTGATCGCCGGAATGAATACGGACATCGTTACCAAGGACCTGTTCACGCAGAAAGAGTGGGCTGAGCTCAACCCCGAAACATTCATTGCCGCATCCGCCGATAACCGGTATTACGCTGGCTACACCGCTGACGACAGCTCGCTCATGTTCGTGATTGATAAGGCCGAGAACGCGTCATTCGTCAAGGTGAACCAGAAAATAACTGCCATATGGGCAGATCCATGGACCGGCAAACTCTACGTGGCGGCGGATAAAAAGATATACCGATGGGAAGGGGATGCGGGCACCAAGCTTGGCTATGAATGGAAGAGCAAGAGGTTTATCAGCCAGCCGCCGCTGAACTACGGCGCGGCCAAGGTCGATGCGGATTTCGAGATGACGGAGGAGGAATCCGGCTCCGCCAGCGCATCATATGCCGCCGCGATTGCCGCAAACCAGGCGCTTGTTGCCGCCGGCATAATGAATGACGGAATTGCCGATCCTTACCTGGGCGAATACGAGATTGACGGTGATGAAATGCAGGCGATTCCGCCCCTCTCCATTGACTCGCTGCAATTCCAGTTGTGGGCGGATGGCGTGCTGAAGTTTACCAGGCAGGTCGAGAACTGCCGTGCTTTCCGGCTCCCGGGCGGCTACAAGTCCGATAACGTGGAGATTGCATTATCCGGTAATGTGAAAGTGACGGGAGTGGTACTCGCTGAGAGCATGGATGGGCTGAAGCAGGCTTGACCGAAATTTCCACGAAAACATGCGTATTGATAAATTTGCTATTCCTTTTCGTTGTTGAAGCAAGCCTGCTGCCGGGCACAAGAAACAAATGAACCGGATGCTTAACCAAACCGCTCGTTCGAGCGGTTTTTTATTGGGGGATTCAAATGGCTAAATGGGCACATTCCGATGTTCTTGACGGCGGGTTGAACGCAATCAGGAACAATGCTATCCGCATGATCCTGATCAAGGCCTATACGGCGGGAGACAGTTACGCCACGGTCGTCGCAAATGCGGTTTGTACGGTCACGATGGCTTCCGGCGACTATACGTTGTCAGGCTCGGCCAATAACCCGCGCGTCTGCACGACGGGCGCGAAGAGCGGCACGGCATCCGCAAACTCGGGCGCAACACCGGACCTGCACATTGCCTTCACCGATAACGTGAGCAAGGTGCTCTGGGTGACGGATGAAACCAGCGATCAGGTGGTGACCAGCGGCAACACGGTCAACTTTCCGGCACTCACTTACACCAGCAATCAGCCGACATAGCCATGCAGACCATAGCTAGCCGGGTCATCCCGTCATCGGTACAGGTTGATGATGGTCGCACACGAGCTCGTGAGCGCCATACCGGTTACCCGGGGGTTGCGCATGGGCACGAGCATCTCGCCGCTATCGGGCTGGATACGGATGGAGTGCCTGCCGCTCGCCCTGCGATGACAGGTGTCGCATGACAGACCGTTACGTCAGGTCTGCCGATGGCAGTGATGGGGATAGCGGCGCAACATGGCCGTTAGCCAAAGCGACACTCGCCGGGGTTGCGGCTGTGGATACCGCTGGAGACAGGATATTTCTGTCTCAGGCGCATGCCGAAGCCCCGGCCACCGCGCAGACAATCACGCTTGCAGGAACGATCTCCAATCCGGTACAGGTGCTGTGCGGCAACGATGCGGCAGAGCCGCCTGCTTCGCTAGCCGCTACCGCAACACTATCCACTACGGGTGCAAGTGACATAAATATTAGTGGACATGCCCGTTTTTACGGGATTGTCTTCACGGCGGGAAACGGCGCCAGCAGCGCCATTTTCCGTCTTGGCAATGCAGGAGGGGATTCTCAATTTTACGAAAATTGCAGTTTCCGGCTCGGGGGTTCGTCCAGCGGCAATCGTATATATGCCGTAAACGCTTCGGGTTCCACCATTGCTACTGTGAGGTGGAAAGACTGCACAGTTAAATTCGCACATGCGAGTCAAGCAATATCCGTCAATGGCGGATTCTTTGAGTGGGACGGCGGAAGCATCGTTGCCGGAGGCACGGATATAACGTCGTTGTTTACGAACGCGGTCGCGAGTGCCGCCACCGCGATTGTGAAGAATGTTGATCTGTCCGGCCTTTCCTCTACTGCGAATCTGTGCCTGATAGCGAATGGTCTGGATATCATCTTTATCAACTGCAAGCTACCCGCTTCGTGGTCCGGCCTGCTCGCAACAGGTACCAGAGTGGCAACGTTCAGAGCGGCAATGTACAACTGCGATGCAACCGATACGAATTACCGGATATGGATATCAGACTTCGCCGGAGATTTGATTCAGGAAACGATGATAGTCAGGTCTGGCGGCGCGAGCGATGGCACGACCTCGCTGTCGTGGAAGCTGACGAGTACGGCAAATTGCAATTTTTTATCGGGCCGGTTTTGCACGCCGGAGATTGTGCGTTGGAACGATACTGTCGGAAGTCCACTAACCGCAACGGTTGAGATTGTCCATGACGGCACGGCCGCGCTGAATGACGATGAGGTGTGGCTGGAAGTCCAGTACTTGGGAACCTCGGGATTCCCGCTGGGTTCAATAATCAGCGACTCAAAATCGGATGTTCTGGCCTCGGCGGCTGCGCAGTCGTCAAGTTCGGTCACATGGACAACGGCCGGCCTGGCAAACCCGAACAAACAGAAACTATCGGTGACATTCACCCCGCAAGAGAAAGGTTACCTTCATGCGCACGTGTGCATGGGCAAGGCAAGCTATACGGTATACGCCGATCCGCTCTTAACGGTCGCATAGATGACCCAACGGCAGATACCGGGCGGGCCTTTCGTTAACGAAACCGGCACGCGGCAAGCACAGATACCCGGTGGCGCATTCGTTAATGAAACGGTGTCCACCGGACACAGCCTATCCGGTGCGAACTCCGCCCAGGCTAACACCAGCGGCACGGCGGGGATAACCCAGGCGCATGCGTTTGCCGCAGCGGGTTCGATCCAGGTAAATGCCGGCAGCACCGGCGCTATCACACTGAGCGCAGTCAATGATCTCGTTGCCGCCAACGCCGCTCAGGCCGATGTCAGCAGCGTGGCAGCCATAGATCAGCCCCATGTGCTGGCTGTTTCTGCATCGATGCAGGTCAATCCATCAACCGCTGTCGCTGTTACGCAAATCCATGTACTGACCGGAGCGGCATCCGCGCAGGCCAATCCGGGCGAGGCTGGCGCAATGAGCCTCAGCAGCGGGAATCTGGCGGCCGCGCCATCGATGCAGGTGAATCCTGGCGGAACGGGTGTAATCGCTCAAATCGGAACGGTTTTAGAACCCGGTCTCATGACCGGCATGGACAGAATCATCCGTGTCAAGAAGCCGGGCATACCTGCCGGAACGCCGGAATGGCTCAAGACCCTTTTGGAAATTGTCATCGGACGGCGGGGTAACGCGATCGAGGTGCCTGAATTTCAAACATTAACCTTCTCGGCAGCCCCGACCCAGGCGGAATGTGAGGCGCTTTACGCTTACACCAATGATATACGTGCATCGGTTGAAAATATTCTTGCGAGACTGGATAGCTAATGACCATGACCAATCATCAATTGCTTGCACTCCTTAAGGATAACCTGGGCCTGCCTCTCACGCCCGAACTGGCGGCCGACATCTGTCTCGCCGCAGACCATCTTGCCACCTTGGTACCTGCAGAAGATATTCAACAGATCGAACCGGCACGGCACGGAGGCCTTGTTTTTTCTGTTGAGCGCATTGAAGGCATTACCGATGAAATCGAACCCCTGCACCGGGCGCATTGGGCTGAAACCGAAGAATACCGGCATGAGCTGCCCTTCAACCCGGATTACGACACATTCATCCGCTACGAGCGTGCGGGGCGCTACGTGCTTTTCACGCTGAGAAGCGAAATGCGATTATTGGGTAACTGCGCCCTGTACCTGGACAAAAGCGCACATACGCAAACACTCATCGCCACGGAAGACACGCTTTATCTGTTACCGGAGGCACGCAAGGGCCGGGTTGCAAACTGTTTTGTGGCGTATGTCGAGAATGCAATGCGGTTGCTGGGAGTCAGCGAAATCAATATTTCCGTGAAGACGGTGAACAAGGCGGAAAGGTTCTTCCGGCTTCTGGGCTACCGTCATGTGGAAAATGGTTTAACCAAAATACTGGAGGTCGAAAAGTGTAGCGCAAAACTGCCGGAACCCGGTCCCCTTACCGGCCAGGCCGCCATGCGCAACGCGGCACTCGTCAGGGAAATGGCCGGGGTCGCGCGCGATCAGCGGGCCTCGGAGAAAAATCGCGCCCCGCTGGTAGCGCGCTGGTCGAGGATGCCAGCGGATTCGACTCCGCCGAACGCAAGGAAAGAAGGGCCGGAGAAGCGGCGGCGGATGTCTCGCGTGGTTCTCATGGCGCGCTGGAGTCGAACCAGCGGGCACTAGGGCGGTTGGGCGTCAACCCGAACTCGGCAGATTCCAGGCATGGAGACGGGTATCAGCCTGGGCCTGCCAAGTACCGCCGGCGCAGCGAACAAGGCGCGGCGTGATACGGAATTTTTGCTGGGAATCAGCGAAATCAATATTTCGGTGAAGACAGTGGACAAGGCTGGAAGATTCTTCCGGCTTCCGGGTACTGTCATGTCGAGAATGGTTTAACCAAAATACTGGAGGTCGAAAATGTGTAGCGCAAAACCGCCGAAACCCGATCCGCTTATCGGCCAGGCCGCCATGTCCAACGCGGAACTCGCCAGGGAAATGGCCGGGGTCGCGCGCGATCAGCTGGCCTGGGAGAAAAATCGCGCCGCAAGGCAGGATCCCCTGATGGAAAAAATCGTCGACCAGCAGATTGCCCTGGGCGATGCCAATGCCGGCCGTGCCGAATCGCAGTGGCAAATCTATCGCGATCTTTTCGCCCCGCTGGAAGCGCGCATGGTCGGGGATGCCAGCGAATTCGACTCCCCCGGCCGCCAGGAAAGAATGGCCGGGGAAGCGGCGGCGGATGTCTCGCGCGGCTATCAGGGAGCGCTGGAGTCGAACCAGCGGGCGCTGGAGCGATTGGGCGTCAACCCGAACTCGGGCAGATTCCAGGCATTGACGCAGGATATCAACCTCGGGCTGGCCAGGGATACTGCCGGCGCAATGAATAAGGCGCGGCGAGATACGGAATTGCAGGGCATGGCAATGCGCGAAGGGGCGGCGAAATTCGGGCGCAACATGCCGAACACGGGGCTTGCCGCCGATGCCGCAGCGCTTAATGCCGCCAACTCCGCCACCGGCAATATCGCGACGGGCGCGGAACTGCACAACGCGGGGATGAATGCCGCGCAAAACTGGTTTGGCGGTGCAACCAGCGCAAATGCGTCCGCCGGCAATCTGGGGCTGGGGCAATACCAGGGGCAACTCGATGCGTGGCGGCAAGCGAACCAGAATTCAGCGTTGGGGGCTGCGGGGCTCGGGAGCCTGCTTGGCCAGCTCGGTTCGGCCGCTATCACAAAGAAGCTGTGAAAAAGCGGTGTAATGCGGACTACCATTCGTACATGCCACTGGCGGATCCATGCAAAATCCGGCTCATGGACACCAAGGGGCTGATGCCCGCCCGGCCCGTTAATGGGCCTTTTCACGCCCCACTCCTTTTCATTAAGATGAGAACATGCTGGAGATTATCATTGACAGCCGTTAGATGTACATATACTGTACATGTACAGGATAAGCTTATTCAAGACTAAAGGAGTTTTCATGGCAACAGCGATTGAAAGAATTGTGGTGCAAGCCACGCCCCAGGAAAAAGAAATGATCATGCTTAAGGCCAAGAAACTGGGGCTTCCTGTCGCGGAATTGATGCGTCGCGGTGCCACGGCATATGAATCCGCCGCGGCGGATGAAGAATTAGGTATCCTTGCCGATAAGGCCAAGGCCGCCGCGGACCGGGCATCCGAGTCAATCGACGAAGTGCTGGCGTTCGTGGAAGCCAGCAACAAGCGGATAGCTGCAATGGAAGCCGAGGCATCCGGAAATATGGGCAAGGCTATCTGA